ACTCTGATGTATTTGTTGGCGTTGCGTTTAGCCCCTGAAGACAACGCATCAGCAGGTCATATTCCCACGCCGTTAAATAGCACTTGGTCATATCATGTAAAAATGTTTGAATTTCAGGATTCGCCTTCGCGTGTGTTACCACCTTACCTACAAATGTTACGATATCATCGGTTTGGTCCTGGCTAATTTGCTGGAGCCCCATAGTAATTCCCAATGCGATAGTTTGAAGTTCTGGTTTGAGAGTAGCAATTGTCGTTGCTATTTGGGTCGCCTGTTGTAACGCCTTCGTACAAGGTGCGCATTGTTGTTCCGGTGTACAATCTACGCACGGTGTATCACTCATTTGGTCTAAACTCTATGCTTGAGTAATGTTTAAAATGGAGTCAAAAACGACCATTGTGACCATGTATTTTAATATTAAGAATTTACCTGATGCGACGGATCAAGTGCGTCCACAGTCCTTCTATATGGAAAAAGGACGTGCTACGCTCGCTTTAGATTTTCCAATGGTCATCTTTTGCGATGATACCTGCTATACAGATATTAAGGCTCTCCGTGGTGACCGACCGACCCATTATATTGTGAAATCGCTACTGGACTACGATTTCTATAAAGATAACTATTCTATTATCAAAAACAATCGTGAAGGAAACCCTCAATATCTAGATAGCCGTAATACAACCTCGTATTGTATTCTAACCGTCTTCAAACTCTATGCGATGTGGATAGCAAAACAGGCAAGCCCATTCGGCGAAGCGACTCATTATGCCTGGGTGGATTTCGGCGGCTCGCATATTCTACGCAATTTTGAGGAGTACGCACCACTTATGCTTAAGAATCCTCATCCAAAGGTAGCATTTTGCTACATCCATTTTCGCGGTGCGCAAGAGATGACGATGACGAGCGATTTTGCGAAAGGAGGTTACTGCGGTGTGGGCGCCACCTGTTTTACAATTGAAAGTAGTTATGTATCTCGGTTTTATAACGCGTGTATGTCTATCTTCCACGAAATGCTCGCTATAAAATTATGTCATCACGAAGAGCAGATTATGGCGTATTTCTACCATCGCTATCCTCAACTATGTAATATCTATTATGGAGACTATTATTCTATACTCGCAAACTATCATATTACGCGAGATGATTATATGTCTATTAAACGTTTTTTTATTAACGAAGCAATATTAAAAGGGCGACGGGATTTGGCGATTGACGCTGCTAAAGCAATCCTCGCATCTTCAGAGAATAATACAATGAATTTGGCACCCCATGAAATATTATTTTTAAATAATATAGTGGATACAGAGGTCTAAATAAATACTATTTAGTATAACTATTAATCAATGCCATTCATTGTATCAGCATATTATAAAATACCAAGTAAACAAACCCATGAACGATATCTACCATGCTTACAGAGGTTCTTCAGGGCATTTACTGGAAAATCTGTGCTTTTCTTTTGTAGCCAAGAGGTTTATTCCGAAATTCTATTATTTGGTATAGACATAACAAATGTAAAATTCATACTATGTGAATTTGTAGATCTACCCATTCTCAAAAAATTTCCATATTTATTTTGGGAAAAACAGAAACGCTTAGATCCTGAATCATACCATACACCTGAGTTAGGTATTATATGGTCAAGTAAAAAAGAATTTTTAAATTACGCAATGGATCTATATCCTACGAATGAGTGGTTTCTATGGGTGGACGCAGGTTGTATTCGTAAAGATGAATGGATAGAGCCGTGTAGTCATCTATTTGACCGTGCTACACTAGATAAAGGTATATATGTACAGAATTTGAATCCTATACCAATGGATAGAGTTTTATTTCAGTACGACGGATATAATTATTGGATAGCAGGTGGCGTCATTTATGCACATAGAGATTATATTCCTATATATTCGGCGGCATATGATGCCATGTTGGTAAAATATGATACAGCAAATATTTCGGCAACGTCTGACCAATATATAATGTTATCTATGATAACACAAAAATCCGAACACTATCTGAAAAGTATTAATTGGTATGAACTATCCGAAGATTTTCGTAATACCTGTCCTGATACTTGGTTTTTCTTTCTATCTTATGTATGAGTTTAAAGTTAAATATTTGTATATAACCAAATATGCTGCCAGTTATCATCGCATTTGGTAATATAGGTTATTTAGATTTTTGTAAGAATCTATTATTAAATTTCAATGATGTTGTAAAGCATCATAAGATTATATTTTATTGCCTTGATAAGCCCCTTTATGATGCACTACAATCCTTTGTATCCGAGCGTATTGAGATAGTCTTATATAACGATGTAGAAGTATCATCGAATTTTATTAATTTTGGCGATTCCTCCGAATTTGTAGCAATGATGAAACAAAAAATGCGAATTATTTACAGTGCATTAGAAACATATTCATTTATTCATTTTGTAGATAGTGATGTTGTATTCTGTAAAGAACCTACTGAAGAGTATTATGAAAAATATAAAGAATATGATATCGTGTACCAACGCGACGCTCCTATCCCGAACGAACATTATCCGTTTCACGAATGGACCTGTACAGGAAACTTTGTACTACGCAATACTGAACAGACGCGCACTTTTTTGAAATTAATCCAAACGTATCAAGACCGGCACAATTTAGGAGAGCAGGAATGCCAACGTAAAATATTTGTGGACGGTGGTATCCGAGATATTCGTAACTATCCCTACGCAAAACTGTATGAATTTCCTATGGAAGAATTTACATGTGGATATTGTATTAATAACTCAATGGTTGATCCGTCGACCATTATGGTATTTCACGCAAATTGGGTTGTAGGAAACGAAGCGAAGCGTGAACTTTTAAATAAGATGAAAAAATGGTATGTATAAATGGAAGTGAGGCTGTTATAACATAATTATATGTTTTATACAACTATATGAAGCCTGACCAAACACCTTCATTCGAAAAAGCCCGAACTTTAAAGGGCATTTTTGTTGAGATAGGAACATGGGATGGAGGATTTTCATTTGACCTGTTACAAAATACCCAGTGTGATAAATTATATTGCGTCGATCCTTATAGACATTTTGAAGATTCCAGTTATCCGGATGGTATGAATACACTTACACAGGCAGAGTTTGATAATAAATACGAAACAGTTCGCCAACGTTTGTCCGAATTTGGCGCACGTGTCGAATTTATCCGGTCGCTTTCAAAGGAGGCGTCGACTAAGTTTGACTATGAAAGTGTAGATTTTGTATATATTGATGGTAATCATGATTATAAATATGTACTTGATGACATTATTACATGGTTTCCTAAAGTCAAATCTGGCGGATATTTATGCGGAGATGATGTCTATAGTACAGATATGAATGAACACGATGCCGACGGAAATGTATTACGCATATGGGAAAAAGATTCAAACGGCAAGCCTACATGTTGGGGAAAATATGGCACATATGCCGCACTCGTAAAAGCCCAAAAATTATTTAAATTTGAATTTACAATCAATGGAACGCAATTTATAATTTATAAACACTAATATTGGTTAGAAATCCTGGATATCTAACAAAAACTAGAAATGGTCATTGTGGGGTTCGAACCCACGACTTTCCCCTCGCGAAGCATACGTACAAGCGTATAAGAGGGATGATCTACCAACTGATCTAAATGACCATTCTCGCGAGCTTTGCTCGCGAGAAGGATACCTCCACTCGGAGCGAAGCTCCGATGGAGGACCGTAGTGGGGTTACCCCACTTATTTCACGGTGTAAATCTTTAAGTCGTCAATTTTTATGGATTTTCTGTAATGTACTTCCAAACAAATCCATACGCTGTTTGTGTTTGTAATTTTGTAAATAACACCCATTATATCTGTATACAGCCTCTGTTATCGGGAGTCAAATTTGTTATATATATTATTTATTCGCTAAACGAAAAAATAGTATATGTGCGGGAAGTGGGATTTGAACCCACGCGGATTTTCTCCATTCGAGCTTAAGTCGAACGCAATACCAGGCTATGCGATCCCCGCTTATTGGGAGTTTCCTCCCACTTGATACACGGTTGAAATCTTTAGACCGTCAATTTTGTTGGTCGCTTATCGGCGACGGCGTGTTGCTTTACGCCCCTTCCGCGTCTTACGCCCTTTGCGCGTCTTCGGGATCCTCACAGGAGCAAAAAATAAACGTCTATTACTATTTGCCTTCTTAACCACGGGTTTATTGAACGAAAGCGGTGCGGGCTTATCTCTCTCCTCTTGCGATCGTAGGAGCCACGGGCTGTGGCGTAATGCTGACATTTCTAACTATGTAACTTATTATAAATAGTTTACATAAGAGGACCTACCAGGATTCGGACCTGGGTTCCAAGAATCAGAATCTTGTGTACTAACCAACTATACGATAGATCCAAATAAATACAATCGGCGTTTCTTTAAACCGTTTCATCAAATTTCCAGACGAATACGGCGCATGTTTTAAAGGAGATACTGGGAATCGAACCCAGATTTTGGGATTCAAAGTCCCACATCTTAAACCGTTGGATGATATCTCCAAGGTTGCCAACACGTACTCCCTTTAGATTACTGTCGGCGGCGCAGTATCTTTGGCTCACCATATTTGCGCAATTCTGTAAGCATGACCACTACAGGCAGTTCATTCTTTGTTGCTAATCCTGCCCGTGCTGCCTCTTCATAACGCTCAATAAGCATTTGTTTATGAGCATTTGTAATATTAGAACTTGCTCTAATATAATTTATCACATTTTTACGAAATTGAGGGGTATTACTTTTCGGTAATTTATTCTTGCGAGTGCCGCCTTTTTTTTGCGTATTAGAAAACACCGCATCCCAAGCCGCCTTATGGCGAGGTCTATTGAATAAATTATATACATTCGATGCTGAAGACGCCCTCGATGTGCGAGAATTTGTATTATTTCCTACCGGAATATTAAATGTATTTGTGACTGGATATACATTTCCATAGTTCTCATTTCTATTAGCTTTGTTTGTTGCCTTTATCTTACGCGTTTTGAGTTTGTAATTTTGCCGAAAGAGCTTGCTCTTTTGTGCTGCCTCTGCGGGTGACATTGTACCGTGCGTTTGACGCATTGGTTGTAGAGGGGGGCGTCCTGGTAAAACAAATGTGCGTGGCTGATAAGGATTCATTCCGCCTGTTTGTCTCTTAATATATCCTACGATTTTTATAAGGATGTTCACACATTCATAGGGCTTGGTCTTGGATATCGGCGTCTTTCAGAGTTGTCAGATAGACACCGGTAAGTTTTGTATTTAATTTAAGTTATAGCGGTGCTGGCATTCCTTACAATAGGTTAAATGTATGTTAATGTAATTCGTAAATTCTCTCAGGTTTTGGGAAACCATTAAACTCCGAAGCGGTCACGGTGGTATATGCGCCCATATTCGGAACTTTTAGAATATCGCCTACCTCCACATCAACCAGCGGGATGTTCTCGCCTAGGCAATCGCCTGAATCACAGGTGCGACCAAAGATAATTGTCGGTCTGGGGGTTTCTACCTGCTTTTTCGGTCTCAGGCGTTCTAGGACGGGTGTCTGGTGGTCAAACGGAATATTGGAGAAACTACCGTAAACCGACTCGTCAATCGTAATGCGCCATGCTGGGTCCTGGTCAGTTGCGGGGGCGGGAAATACTGGCTTCTTACCAATCACCGTCGTGTACAAGGTATGCGTAGGGGCGGCAAGAAAGCGTCCAGGCTCTGCTATAAATTGGATTTTTGGGTCATTAAAATGTATCAATTGAGCGTGACGAATAGTAGCTGCCACCGTCTTGAACGATTCCGCATCAGCCAGAAAACCGCCCCCAATATCAATTGTCGTTGTATCAAATCCGTGCTGTTTAGCAATGTCTGACGCCTTCTTACATTGAGCAATAGCGTTAGCATACTGCTCTGGATTCTGGCACTCGCTTCCAACGTGGAAACTGAAGCCTGAAAGATTAAGTTTAAGTGCGCGTGCTGTATCGTAAATCTTCGGTAGCCATGAGAGCGGGGCACCAAATTTCTTACCAAAGGGCTGCTTAGAACCCTTATCTTCAACCAACAGGCGGATCAAAATGTCACCGGTCCATCCTATCATCTTCTCCGTCTCTTCAACTGAATCTACCACAGAAAGGGGAATACCCTGCGTATTCGCCACTTTAATATCCTCTGTTTTCTTACAGGGTTGGGCATAGATAATGCGACTGGGGGTCACGAGGGGCAGGGCTTCACATATTTCTCTGCGGCTTGCGCAGTCAAATCCTATTGTAGGGTGAAGCTCCGTCATCCAGCGCATCATCGTTGCGTCGTTATTACATTTCACTGCGTAGTGGGGAGTGATTGTAGGTAGGCAACGCTGCCATAGGTCTAGTTGATGCTTTAGAGCCGAACGGGAGATAGTGAAATAGGATAAGGCCAGTGTGATTGATAGTTAAGCGAAATAAATTAGTTTTAAATGGGAGTCCGGATGGTTTCCGTGGATTCAATTTTCATTGAAAAATTTTTATTGGTTTTTTTGTGAATTTTTGTGGATTTTTGTGGGTTTGTGGGGTTTTGTGGGGGTTTGTGGGATATGTTTGGTATTTACTCAGTGCTAGCAGCCGCCGCCTGCGGGTTCTTCACGTGTATCTGCCACATCCCTGCGATAGGCGTGCGGCACGCTGGGCACGGCGCATTCTCAGAGCCTGTCAGTTTGGTCCACTTAGAAATGGCAGCAGCATCATAAATATGCCCACAGTTCATGCTGACATTAATCACCTTACACTCAGAGAGGCGCTCCATTGTGATAGGACACTCAGTACCCTTATTCATCTCGGCTCGTGCGTGGTTCACATAGACGTGGTAGGGCCAAGGGCAGCCATCCGTGCCCTCGCGTACCTCAATCCTTGTCGCCAGCTCGTCCGCAGGCGTCGGCTCTACTGCGCGCCCGTCCGCCGTTGGCGCCTTGACCCACATACCACGGATGACAGGTACAGTAGGGTCACGCTTCATCTTGAGCTCTCTGCGCAACCGAGAGTACTCTAATGCGGCAGTGCGCGCAGCCATGGCAGCCTCTTGTACCTCTGCTACAAGGTCCTCGTGCGTGGGCTCTGCGGGCGGTACATAGCCTGCCGCTCCATCAAAGCTGGCGGAGTAGTCATCGTCCATCGCCGCCTCTGCTTCCACGACAGCACCTACCAGGTCTGCCGCCAACTCATGAACAGCGTGGTAATAAATCTCCTCAATCGCATTGCGGCGCAGAGTGTGAATATTTGTCGGCGATAAAGACGCGTACGGAATGGCACGAATCTCCGCATGGTTCATCATGCTGTACGGATCCGGCAAGGACCGCAGCCACCGAATATAGTCAGGAATAGGCTCTGTTTGGCGCATCAGCGTGCCTGCGGCGTAGTGGATGTTCTGATAATGGTACTTGAATGACTCACCCTGGAGTTTGTGGGTAAGATTCGCCGTGTTCAATCCCTCATACCGAGGCATCCAGTTCGTGCTCTCAAAGGCGAATATCGGTATCCAACTAATGACCCAGTTGGAATTTATCTCCACACGGAAGGGTAGCACGACAAAGCGTTCATTTGATGGGCTAAATGGGATGCCATGGTAATTTGCACGCAGCGGCGAGTGAATCTTTATCTGGCGGACCGTCTTATCAGGCGGATGGTCATCGCCGACAATCTCGCCCTGATAAGAGCGTATTGTGGCAGTGTAGAAGCTGTCGTCAGCGGACGGCGTAGATTCAAAGATCATGATAGACTCCATCAACTCCGTGCGGAGCGAAGGATGGTAAGGACCACGGAAGACAGCGAAGCGGGAAGGAAAGGAGGTATAATGGTACATGTCTGAGAAGGGAGGATTAGGGATTGAGGGCGATAATTGATTTTATTTGCCTGCTGAGTTTCAATTTTTTCATAGGCTCAATTTTTGTAGACTAGAATTGATATTTCCACACAAATCCATATGCAGTTTTATTCTTACCAGATAGGACAAGATTTATTGAATGACCTCGTGATTTACCTAGAGCACGACCTGCTTCCGATATACTTGTATATGTTGCTACTAAAGTTCCATCGGTAGTATATTGTGATACTGATTTTCCTAGTGCCTTTGCCATAGATTCTCTAAGTTTTTTAATATTCTCATCGGTATAGTAATTTTTCAAACTATTGCTTATCTTCTTCTTTATATCTTCACTTGGCAATGATTTATGTGGATTGCCACCAACTCTACCATCTTTAACAGCTTGTTTAAATTTTTCAGATACTTTCATAGCATTTGATTGTTTAATTCTATTTTCAGGATTTTTATAATAATCTTTTATACGCTGTGAATTTGCTAATCTTTGAGCAGATGTCTCTAAACGTTTTCGTGAAGCCTCTCGTATTTTTTCAATAATTTCAGCAGTGTGTTTCTTACCTTTGAATCCTGCTCCACCAGATCCACCTTCTAAGACATTATAACCGTTTGGAACCTTAGCCCTTATTCAGGCTGTTCAATTTTATTATATATAATAACCTTGGTTTAGTTCGGATTCCGAAGTAAAAAAAGGCGTGCGAGAAGTGGGATTTGAACCCACGCGGATTTTCTCCATTCGTTCTTGAGACGAACGCAATACCAAGCTATGCGATCCTCGCGTAAGTGAAGCATTTCGCCCCAATAGATAACAATGGCGACGACTTTAGACCTTTTATGGTAAAAATTGACCGACTAAAAAAATTGAAGTAAAATCTGGCATTTCTAACAATCGTTGAGTCCGTACTACAGCCTTCCTTCTTCTTTCTTCCTTCTTCCAAATGTATACCTCCTTCTCCCCCTCCGTCTCCCCTTCCATTCCCCTTCCTACTATCGGCGTCAAGGGCTCCGATGTATTTGCCAGCAGCGGCGACCCACGCCTAGACCTCTCGGTCAAATGCGTCCGTGGTGCGAACACCACCTCACTGTCATCTGCGTTGGACAGTGTGCTCGCTCTCAAAACGCAGGAGGCGCTAGAAGACGCCTTTGTCATCGCCTTCCACAGCCGCAACATTCGTGGTGGCAAGGGTGAGCGCGATATCTTCCAGACGCTCTACAGCCGTCTGTGTGAGACGAATCCGATAGTCGCCAAGGCACTACTGGAGCTCATTCCTACTTACGGCTGCTGGAACGACCTAGTGGTCCTCGCTGAGAACACCCAGCCAGAGGTCTCTAAGGCGATTGTGGAGTTCTACGCCACAACGCTCTACCAGGAGTCCAAGTTGGAGAAGCCCAAGACGCTCGCTGCCAAGTGGGCACCCCGTGAGGGAAGCAAGCATAGCGAGATAGCGAAGCGTCTCGCAAATGTGCTCTTTCCACGGCAGTTGGTTGAAAAGCATAGCGGGCAGATGTCACACTACCGCCGGCTAACTGCTGATCTCAACGCCAAACTTAATACGGTAGAGGTACTGATGTGTACCGACCGATGGGATGAGATTGTACCAGCAAGCGTGCCTGGTCGTGCTGGCAAGCTCTACTCCAAGGCGTTCCTCAATATGCCATCTACGTACAAGAATAGGAAGGGGTTACCCAACGGCGAGTACCGCTACCCTGACAATGAGAAGCGTATGGAGTGCCGCTACAAATTCCAGCAGCACTTCGCCAAGGCAGCAAAGGGTGAAGCGAAGGTTCACGGTGCTGATACGCTCTTCCCTCACGAGGTGGTCATGAGAGCTGCTGAGGAGTCCAGCCTATCTTCCGCCGAAAAGGACCAGCTCAACGCGATCTGGCGTTCGATGGTAGAGAAGGTAAAGAGTAACGGCGGTCTCGGTCGTTCCATCTTCATGAGCGACTTCAGTGGCTCAATGTCAGGCACGCCCTATTGGGTCTCCATGGCACTCGGCATCCTCGGCTCTCAGGTCTGCTCTGACGAGTTCAAGGACCGACTGATGACCTTTGACTCCAATCCTACCTGGCACCACTTTGAAGCCGGCTCGGACCTGTTTGAGCGGATTCAGACCATTGAGAAAAGTGGATGCGGTCAGGGTCTGAGTACCGACTTCCAGAAGGCAATGGACCTTATTCTTGAGACACTCAAAAATAAGCGTGTGCGCCCTGGGCAAGAGCCCGAAAATCTCATCGTCCTCACGGATATGGGGTGGGACCAGGCGTGTTCCTCTTCGGAGACCAGCAGCTATACCGGCAACTCTTACCGACACGTTGTCAAGACGGCTGGATGGCAGACGCACATCCAGATGATTCAGGAAGCGTTTCGGCGTGCTGGTGAGGATATGTGGGGACCTGGACAGGGATTCACTGTACCCCGTATCGTCATCTGGAATCTGCGAGCCGACCCGCAGACCGACTTCCACGCGACCGCGGACACGCCTGGCGTGATTATGCTCTCTGGCTGGTCCCCCACGCAGTTTGAGATTCTCATGAAGGAGGGTCCGCGTCAGATG